GTAATCGCGTCTGGCGCCAATTGCGGGATGAGGGTTGCTCCCTGCCAGCGATCGGAAAAGCAGCCGAGCGCGATCATGCAACGATCCTGAACGGATTGCGGCGGCTGGCTGAGGTCAACCAAGGCAAAAAGCCACGGGTGGTGGTTCTGCCAGATCCCGCATCCAAAGCTGGCGTATTGACGGGTTCAGCGGAAAGCGTAGGCTGAAAAAGTTGAGACCGCCCCGCTGTTAACAGGACGGTCTCGGATCCGATGCGGTGACATCGGGAAGCTCGGGTGAGCCACCCAATTATGGCCCGCAACGAGCCCCCAATCAACCCCCACATCGGTTCCAGGTTTCCGCTGGTCGGTTAACGGCAGCGGCGGTCGCTTGACGCTCTTACTGTGGGACCGGCAAAGGAAATGCCTTGTCGCAGGGACAGGAGGCAGCCGGGCGGGGGATGATCCCCGTGACAGCCATATCCCCGTTGAGGCGTGATTTATCCACAGCCTTGATGCTCTAAGCGGCGGTCGGCTCCGTTGGAAACGGCTACCCCGAGCGGAGACTGACTCGCTTTGCTGCGGGAATGTCTCCGCACATCACAACGGCCTCACCATTGGAAAGGGGACTATGGGCCATGAAGGTGATCATCTGTGGAAGCCGCAACAACACCAATATTGAGCATACACATCAAAGACTTGATGCCTTCCACGCCAAGACGCCAATAACCTGCGTCATCGAGGGGGGACAACGAATGAAACGGGACAAGATTACAAAGCAAATTCTTGGCGGAGTTGATTTCCATGCTTTTCAATGGGCGCGGAAAAGAAAAATAAGGGTCTTCACGGAATGGGCGGAATGGCACAAATTCGGCAGGAGTGCTGGGCCAATGCGCAACATGACCATGCTGATCAAGTTCAAGCCTGATGCAGTCATCGCCTTTCCAGGCGGGACTGGCACGGACGATATGGTCAAGCAGGCTAGGCAGCATAAGGTTCGTATCATCTTCCTTGCCTGAAATAGCCCGATAGCCGCGTGCCCCTCAAAGGCACGCGAGCGAAGCGGGCGGTGCTACCGGACGTGCCGAATAATCTCTACGCCCGTCAGGGCGATACGGGGACTGAGCAATTTGATAATGTTCGCCATGAAACAATGGAGGAAAGACATGGCCTATCTGAAACTTACCCGCATCCTGACCTGGTTGCGCAATCGCCGCACACTCCAACGCCGTCTCGTATGGGAGCCTGAACCGCAGACGGGGCCGATGCCCTATCACTGGCGCTAGGCAATGTTGTCCACAATCGTCATTTTCCTCGCGCTGTTTTTATCGCTAGGTGCAGTTACGATCAGCCTTTCGGAGCGGGCATGGCGCAAGAGAACAATCGCGAAAAAGCAGTGGAAGCGCCACGCTTGAGCTGGTTCGTGGTGATGACCCGGCCAGCACGCGAGGCTCTGGCAGCCTTCGAGATCGCCAACCAGGGCTTCGAGACATGGTATCCGCAATACCGTCGGGCGCGCGTCCACAACCACCGCGTCGAGCGGATCACCACACCGCTTTTCCCGCGGTATATCTTCGTGAAGTTCGACCGCGAGCGCGATGCTTGGGGCTGCATTCGCAACACCAAGGGCGTATTCTGCATTCTAAGCGATGCACAGAACCGCCCACAGGTTTGTCCACAGGAAGCTTTTGCAGCGATGAAGGATTTTGACGAGGCCGAGGCGACGAACAGCCGGGAATTCCGGGCCGGCCAGCGCGTGCGCGTCACATCGGGCACCGCACAGGGATTCGAAGGGCTATTCGTCGCCAATTCCTCGCAGAGAACCATGGCGTTTCTGGAGATCATGGGGCGCAAGGTGAAGGTGGACCTTGAGGCCATCGAGCCAATATCTTGACGGTTCCCCAAAATCCGGTAGTTTGACCCTAGGCTGCGTTGCTGTCGGAACAGGGGCAAATTCTCCCCATGTTCTGCGGTAGCTATTCCAGAGCAACATGGCCAATTCCCCCAAACCACAGGAGAAACGGCCATGGCAGGCTTGTTGAGCAATGGCGTCCCGCAGGCAACTCTCACCACGGGCGCAGAACTTTTCAACGTCGATACGGAGAATTCCAACGGGTCCAACCCGCAGATGGAATCCTTCTCGTTGCAGCAGCTGGCGGTCGCCGTCAGTTTCTACAACAACCGTCTCGACAAGACGATGGTATCGGGCTCCCGCTACTATTCGTCATGGGCGGTCGGCTTTCCGCAAGTCCTCACGGGCATCTCGTTCTATGTCGGCACGACCGGCGGCACGGACTCGTGGATCGGTGAGCTTCACAGCCCGACAGGCGTCCTCCTGGCGACGAGCACGACGGCGGGCACCACGGCCGGCACGGCCAACACATGGCAACAGCTGGCCTTCACCGCGACCTACAACCTCACGGTCCCGGGCACCTACTGGCTGGCGCTGCAGTCGAACGGCACCACGGCCAAGTTCGCCAGCATCAACGCGCCGACGAGCAACGGCGTCCTGACGGGCTCAGCCACCGGCGTCTTCGGCACTGGTGCCTCGATCACCCCGCCGACGACCTACACGGCCAATCTCGGCCCGACGGCAATGCTTTACTAGGCCGGCCGCGCTTCACCGGCCTGGTTAGGGCGCCACTTTTTGCACCACCCCCAGACGGTGGCGCCCGTCTTTTTTGAGGAATCCCCATGACCGCCTCAAGCACGGTACGCACGGCGACGTCGATTGCCGATCCAAACAACCCGCCCAACTACCTTAAGCCCAACCTCGACAGCTCTGTCGCGATCACGAAGTCGGACAGCACGGTCTACGACCCGCCTCTTTTGGCAATCTGGGTCGGAGGGGCGGGTAACGTAGTCGTCCGGACTTTCGCAGACCAGACTACGGTCACACTCGTTGGGGCCACGGCGGGCCAGATGATCCCCATTTGCGTGGACCAGATTCTTTCAACGAACACAACGGCCACCAGCATGGTCGGCCTGTTCTGATGTGGGGCCTGATCGTCCGGTGGCAGGAACAATTCATCCGCGGTGCCGGCACGCCACCCCCTGCTTCCGGTTCATTCATCCAGACCGAGAGCGCCAATAACATCATCACAGAAGGCGGCGATTCGCTGATTACCGAGTAATGGCAAACGTCAAAATCTCCGCTCTTCCTTCGGCCACCACTCTCGATGGCACCGAGCTCGTGCCCGTCGTCCAGGCAGGTGTCACGGATCAGACGACCACAGGCGCGATCGCGGCTCTTGCCAGCAACAGCCTGAAATTCACGCAGACGGCCTCCAAGACCGTCTCCAACACCACCACCCCGACCGACATCACCTCGACGGGTGTGGGATCCAAGACCATCGCGGCCAACAGTCTGATATCAGGCTCCAGCCTCAAATTCTGGCTTTCCGGCTTTCATTCGGTCGTCGGCAACGCGACAATCGATGTTCAGATCAAGATGGGATCGACCGTTGTTCTTGATACTGGCGTCGTTGCATCCGGCAATGGCGCGAACAACTATTGGGAACTTCGCGCCCTGATTACCTGCCGCACAGCTGGCGCGTCGGGCGTCTTCGCAGCCCAGGGCCAATATACCGAGGCAGGAGCAGGCGCCAACATCTTCGGCATGGTCAACACCAGCACCACAACCCTCGATACAACCGCCTCCCAAGCCGTCACGGTGTTCATCACCTGGGGCACGGCTTCAACCAGCAACACCATCACCTGTTCGAACTTCATCCTCGAAAAGGTGGGCTGAACGCTCGACTCAATAGGAGAACGCAATGCCTCTCACCCCAAAAGGCCGCAAGATCGAACGCGGCATGGACAAGGAATACGGCCCCAAGAAGGGCAAGCAGGTCTTCTACGCCTCCAAGAACGCCGGCAAGATCAAGGGCGTCGAGAAGAAGACTAAGAAGCGGTAAGTTACCGCGCACGTCAACATAAGGTTTAACGTGAAACATGCCACGCGGCGTTAGACTAAATCCCCAGCACGATGAGCGCACACGCGCCAAAATCCAGACAAGTCAGATTATCAACCGTCTGAATTCCTACGTGAAAGGCGATGTGGTAATGGAGGCCGGCCAAGTCACTGCTGCGCTTGGCCTTCTGCGCAAGACGCTGCCTGATCTCAGCGCCACGACAATGGACGCGACCGACGGTCTCAAGGAAGCCCTCAAAGGCATCAAGGTGACGTTTGAATCAGGCGCTTGAGGTCGAAGCCAAGTTTCCCGCAAAGCTCAAGCCCCTCTTCACGCCCAAACGATACAAGGTTCTCTACGGCGGACGCGGCGGGGCAAAATCATGGGGCATCGCTCGAGCGCTACTCATCATGGGCGTTCAGAAGCCTCTTCGCATCCTCTGCGCCCGCGAGGTCCAGAAGGCGATCCAGGACAGCGTCTATCAGCTTCTCAGGGACCAGATCATCGCCCTCAAGCTTGAGGCGTTCTATCAGTCCACGCTTAACGAAATCCGCGGCGCCAACGGTACACTCTTCATCTTCGCTGGTCTTCGCCACAACATCGAGTCCATCCGTTCCAAGGAAGGCATTGACATCGTCTGGGTAGAGGAAGCGCAGGTCGTTTCGCGCACATCCTGGAACGCCCTCATCCCGACGATCCGAAAGGAAGCCAGCGAAATCTGGATCAGCTTCAATCCGGAGCTGGAGGAAGACGAGACCTACCAGCGTTTCGTGAAGAAGCCGCCGACCAACTCATGGGTCGAGAAAATCGGCTGGCGTGACAATCAATGGTTTCCAGACGTTCTGATGCAAGAGAAGGACGACCTCGAAGCCACTGACACAGACGCCTATCTCAACGTCTGGGAGGGCCATTGCCGGCAGGTTCTGGAAGGCGCGATCTATGCCCGCGAACTCAGGCAGGCCGTAACGGACGAGCGCATCACACGCGTCCCCTACGATCCTCTCAAGCCCGTGGACGTGTTCTGCGATCTGGGCTGGAACGACAACACCTCGCTCTGGTTCATCCAGCGAGTAGGCTTTGAATATCGCGTGCTGGAGGGCTATCAGAACAGCCAGCAGGCCTGGCTTCACTACCTGCAGACGATCCAGAGCAGGGGCTATGTCATAGGCACGCTCTGGCTTCCGCACGACGCCAAGGCCAAGAGTCTGGCGACGGGGCGCACCATCCACGAAATCACGATGGCCTCAGGCTTTCGAACGGAGATCACGCAGAATGTGGGACTTGAGGACGGCATCAATGCTGCGCGAACAGTCTTCAAGGATTGCTGGTTCGACGCTGACAAATGCGCCGATGGGCTCTCAGCCCTGCGTCGTTACCGCTATGACGTTGACCCAGACACCCGTCAGTTCAGTCGCAAGCCTTTGCACGACGAGGCCAGC